ATAGCGTCTTTCTTGGCAGAGCTGCGCGACAAGATGGAGATTGATAGGCAGCAACGGATGGACCGACTGCAAGCCAAGATATCTGCAATGAGAGACGAGTCTGTGCGTGCCAGAAAAGCTTCCGGTATAGAAACGATATGGGCAGAGGATACAGAATATTACGAAGGGATTGATGATTTCAATAGATCAACTTCTACTTATTCAAAGCCATATTTCGACGGTCCACTGCAGAGAAGCAGCCAAGAATCGACAAGTCAATGTACTGCATTCTTCAATATCACACGTCAATTTGTTGATTCAGCGGCGGCGCGATGCGGAGACATCTTGCTCCCGGCTGGTGACTGGAACTGGGGCGTAAAGAAGACACCGATTGCGGATGATATTGGCAGTCAAGACGAAAGCACTTTTGATCAGGCTCAGCAAAATATCAATGCAGAAAAAGTAAAGAAGGGCGAGCGCAGAATAAAGGATTGGTTGGTAGATGCAAGATATCATCGTGAGTATCGGCGGGCAATAGAATTCGCGGCCAAAACCGGAACGGGCATTATCAAGGGGCCATATCCATTATTGAAGATATCAACTGCGGTGATAAATGGTGAGGTGGTAACTAAGCAAGAAATAATCCCGGCAGTGAAAGCGGTTAATCCTGGTAATTTCTTCCCTGATTTAAATTGCGGTGACGATATACATAAAGGTGATTATGTCTTTGAGCGTGACTTTCTGACGTATAAGCAGTTAAGTGATCTTGGGAAAGATCCGTCATATTTTGCGGATGCCATCCAGAAAGTCTTAAAAGAAGGTCCAAAAGGGTCATATAAAGAAGAGCAGAAGAGTGCCAAAGAGACGGATTTATTCGAGGTTTGGTACGGTATTGCAAACATAGATATGAATGACATGGATCTCATTGATGACAGATTCAAGAAAGAATTGTCGTTTGAGGTTGGCGAGGATGGATCGATAGAATTAAGTGAAGGTGATTGCGGGGATAAAGATAAGGATTACCAGTCAATAGTCGTCGTGTTGGTGAATTCGACCATTATTCAGGGTCATATGAATCCCTTGCAGAGTGGGAAATATCCGTACCGGGTTCTGTGCTGGCAGCGTAGAGATGATTCTCCGTTTGGGATAGGTATAGCAAGGCAGGGCAGGGTTGCTCAGCAAATGCTGTTATCTTCTGCGCGGAATTTAATAGACAACATGGCGCTATCATCTATGCCGATGCTTGCTCTGCGCAGAGAGGGCGTAGAGCCCGAGAATGGTAAGTGGGAACTGACGAAAGGGAAGGTTTGGTGGTTGACAAGCGAAAACATTAGATCGATTCAGGAGGCCATTCAGTTTCTGCAGTTGCCATCGCTTCAAAAAGAACTGATGGAGATCATGATGCTGGCTGGCAAGATGTTTGAGGATGCTACCGGTGTTAATTCTTTATTGCAAGGACAGCAAGGATCCGCTCCCGATACTGTCGGCGGCATGGAACTGTTGCACAAGAATGCTTCCGCATTGCTCAGAAGGATTGCAAGAACAAGTGATGAGGAAGTAACTGAGCCGCTGATACTTGATTATTACGACTGGCTATTGATGTATGGGAGCGACGAAGAGAAGGGTGACTTTAGTATAGAGGCATTCGGTTCTTCGATATTGGTTGAGCGCGAGATAGAACAGATGCAAGCGCAGACTTTGCTGCAATATTCTCAAGATCCAAGCTATGGATTATCTAAGTCTAAGATTATGGCTAAGATTGTTGATAGTTGGGGATTTGAATCATCGTCAGTAATGATGGATGAGAAGGAGAAGCAAGCGCTTAGTGAACAAGGACAGCAGCAGCAACCAGATCCGAGGGTGCAGGTTGCTCAAATGAATGTTGAAAAAGATCTGCAGATTGCAGAGACTCGTGCTCAAGTAGAGCTGGCTAGGATTAAGAAAGATCAGGACCGTGATGCGATATTCTCGCAGGGAGTTACTGAGCGCAATCAGATTAATTACCAAGCGCAGATAGCCAAATTGCAGCTAGAGAGAGAACTTGCAATGCTTCAGTACGCGAACGAACATAGGATGACTCTCGATAAAATAAAAGCCGATCTTGCAAGTGACTCCATGAAACTGAGTGTGCAAAAGGAATTGGCTTCTATGAATAACGCGATGCCGGCTAAACAGATGCTGACACCGCCGTCAGAGCCGCCACAAAGAGCCGATCCTGGGATGGCATTCCAGCAGTAACCTCACAACCGTTATAACCAAGCAACCCGCTCCGGCGGGTTTTTTATTTTATGCAGATCAAACCGCCAGAAAGATTCGAGCTGACTGAGGCAGAGAAACATTCTGTTCTATGGGAAAGACTGAAGGAATTTTTGAAGCGAGAAAACGAAAAAGATCGTTTGAAGAACGATTGCATCAACCTGTCTGATGAAGAAACAAGAAATTTGAGGGCAATGATTGCAGCAAGAAAATCATTACTCAACCTGGATCAATAACACGACCGAGAGGCCGAGGAGCAAAGCAGCATGGAAATGACCAATGATGAAGTAGGTAATGATGATGAAATCATTCAAAAAGCAAAGGAAGATGAGATTGCGAAGAATTTTGGCGTCCCAGTAGAGGCGTCAGAAGAAAAGCATGATGAGAAGCCATTGCAACAGGATGAGCAGCATGAACAACCAGTTAATGACGAGCCTCAGCAACAGGCTGCGCCGAGTCTGGAGGAAATGATTGCTGCGCTGAATGAAGAAAATTTGCGACTACGTAAAGCCATTGACACAACGAATGGTCGTTACGGTAACGAGATACAGAAGTTACGCATGCAAATAGAATCATCGCAAAAACCATCGGGTCTGAAAAATCTTTTAACCAATTTAGATATTAATCATCCTGCATTCGAGGACATCAAGAGTGATTTCCCCGAGCTTGGAGAAAGATTTTTAAATGGTTTAAGAAAAGCTTTTGCTGAGCCAGAGCAAGTTATTGAGCAGAAGAAAGATGAAGCAGTGCGGCAGAATTTGGATGTTAGCGAAGGCCAAGATTCAGACCAATTTAATGTTGAATTGGCCATGGATAGGCTGGCAGAGAAGCATCCAGATTACGAGAATGTCGCAAAATTTACCGCAAAGCAGATTGCGCACGGGGTTACCAAGATTGAATGGAAAAATCCTGAATTCGGTGCTTTTGTTGAGTCACTTGATGATGACGATAGAGATGTGATTATTAACGGAGAATCGCCATCAGATATCTTAAAAATATCAAGAATATTGACCCAATTCAAAGAATCACATTCTTCGCAGGACGCAGAGCAAGTGGAGCAAAGATCAACGGTTAAGGAAAGAATCAAGCCCGATCTAAATAGATCAATCCTACCCAGCGGCAGGAATCAATCAAGCAGAATAGCCATGACCGATGACGAAATTATAGAAGCTGCCAAAAAAGCAGAAATGAAAAAGCAAATGGGATATTAACAGGCCGCTTTAAGCGGTTTTTTTATTTTATAGGACAACAAAAATGGGACTTCAATCTTTAGTAATTACTCCTGATCGTATCGGGAAATCACTTGGCAGAATTTTGCCGCATGCGATGTCTAAGCATTGCCTTGGCTTGCTAGGCATGACTGAGCGCCAAAAGAAAAATTCAGGCACCAAGACAGTTTATCGTCGGTACTTGCCGAAAGGTGCTACTACTAGCAACCCAAACCAATTTTTCCAGAATGGCACTGGAGATCGGTCGGCTGCTTATGTTGCTCAGCACCTAACTCAAGATGGTGTTACGCCTATGGCTGAAACCTTGACCCCGCAGGATATCGAGGTCGAGCAAAAAGAGTTCGGTTTTGCCTATGGTTTTACCAATCGCACTGCTGAAATGAGTGAGGATCCAATTCCTAAAATCATGGAAGAGATGCTTGGTGATCGTATCGGACTGGTCCGTGAGATGACTTTGTTTGGTGTGCTGAAAGGTTGCACCAATAAATTCTATGGTGGAACTGGTACTTCTCGCGCTACCGTGAATGGTCGGTTGACTCTGCAATTGCTTCGCAAGGTAGAGCGTAGCTTAAAAGCTAACCACTCAACACCTGCAAGAAAATTGCTGCGTCCAATCCCGTCATCCGGGAATTATGCGACTGCGCCAACAAAAGCTTGTTACCCGGTCTTTGTCAGTAGTGATCTGTCCGCAGATGTCCGTGACCTTCCTAATTTTATAGATGTCTCTAAATATGGGAATCCTGCGCTTGCTGTGGAGAATGAAATCGGAAGCTGTGAAGAATTCCGCTTTATTTGGTCTCCTGATCTTATCCCTGTGCAAGATTCTGGTGCGGCTGTTGCTGGGACAGTCCCGGCTCTGTATTCGACCAGCGGAACCAATGCTGACGTGTATCAGGTAGTAGTCGGTACAGAAGATGCCTGGGGTCACTTGGAGCTTGATCTTGGCAAAAATGACATTTCTTTGCTGCCAGCAGGTCAGAAAGACAAAACAGACATCTTGGGTCAGCGTGGTTATGTTGGCGCAATCACTAAGTACAATGCTGTGCGCCTGAACGAAGGGCAGATGGCTGTTGTTGAAGTGGCTGCAAATGCCTTAACAGACTAATAAGGGGAATCTATTATGATGGAACCATTAGCGCAGCGTCTTCTGGCGATTCCAGATAAGGCTATGGCAAGAGCATTGCAGTTGGTTTTAGAGCCTTATGTGGAGCGCATGAAGTCGTGCGCATTGAGTACCGCTGGCTTGGTTATAAAGGCAGGGAGTTCTGCTCTAGCTAAAACCGGATCTGCCATTACTCACTACATTGCAAACGGCGTAAAAGGCCGTATTGCAGGTAGTACAGATATGCCTGCTCTGGTTGGTACCGTAACGAATGCAAAGTTTAATGTGTTCGTTTTTACGGTTGATAGTGGTGGAACTGTGCGCGTTCAAATTGGTGTCGAAGGCGCAACAGAGGCAGCTATTAAATGGCCAGTTCTTGATCAGAAAAGAGCAATTCTTGGAATGATCATTATTAATCCAACCGGAACAGGTAACTTTGTTGGAGGGACAACGGCGCTTGATGATGTAACCGTTGTACCTAACGCTCAGTACATAAGTCCGGTTGGGGTATTTGATCCAACCACAAAAATTTAAGGAAAAGAACCATGCAAAAAGTAGATATGAATGGTGCAACGTTTTGCACTTCCAAGGCCGCTTTGGCCGCTGGAACAACCACAACGTTTTCAACAACCGGGGCGACTCTTTATTGTATCAATGGTAAAGCGTATTCCACGGCGGCTGGATCTAATGCGGCCACACCAACACTCGATGGCAATACCGGCAAAGCATTTCTGCCGGTGCCAATTAACAAAGGAAGTGTGTTTGTTCATTGTTACGATGGGCAGGCTACTGCTGCCAATGCTATCAAGGTATACCAAGGTACTATTGTGGATCTGGATGCCGGCGGTAACTTTACATCAGCGCCAGAGTTCCCGGCCATCCCTGATAGCGTGTGCCCATTCGCATATGAACTGATCCAGGTTGCATCTAATGGGTCAGCATGGACGTTTGGGGCGAGTAATCAGTCCAGCGTCACGGGTGTGACATTTACCCGTCAGGATGTAATGGTTCTTCCAGATCGTCCGCAATTAAGCTAGTAATAGAAGCTTTAAACCAAAGGGGCGGGTTCGATACCGCCCTTTTTTTATTTCTAACAAGGAAAATTATGAGACCAAAAATCACGACTGAAGATGTTGCTCCAACAATTAATCAAAGTATCGATATGAGTTCAAGCATTGCCACAGAGGATATTGATCATCCAAATGTTGATATCGTTACCGATATTGACCCGAATGGTCAATATATCCGTGACTTGGCTTTTATGGAAGAGGTTGTGACGTTCATTGTTGGTAAGGGTGGAAAGTTTGATCCTAACCCAATAAT